GCTCTGACCAAATGACTGTAGTTCTGTGTGAAATGGTGTGTAATGGTAGGCAATGATTTCCCGAATACCTCGACCATCTTCACATGAGAAAGCACGCCTATTGAAAGACCTCTTTGGTTCTTCCTTGAACGCAATTATAATGTTTTATTGATGAGAGCATTGAATTCGTCGCAGCACTAAGGAAAATCGCTAGCCAGCAGTCAGTGGAATAGACGGCCTGCAGACAGTCAAATCGCAATGGCTGCCAGTAGATCCTTGCATGAAGGTCGCTCTGTAAAATAACAAAAATTTAAGAGTTTTCCGCTATTGATACCATATTTGACTGGAGGATATAACTTGAAACTTGGGTATAATGAAGCAACGTGCATGAAAAAATCAAACCTGCACCAAGATCTGATTTTATGTGAGAAAAATAACTATGATTATATTGAAATCCGTGTTCAGGACATGCTCAAGGAGTATCTGGTTGATCACACCTTAAATGATCTTAAATCATTTTTTCGGCTTAATAAATTAAAGCCTTATGCTTTCAATTCTATTGAAAATATAAACTTTTGCAGCGATGAAGAATGGGAAGAGCGCTTGCAACTGTTCACTTTTGCGTGTGAATGTGCAAACGAAATTGAAAACCCATATATCATCATGGTTCCTAGCATGGGGCCTGAAATGATTAATAAATCTGAAACGGAAGTTTTCAACGATTCTATTGAATCACTAATCAAGTTCGCTGAAATCTCTAAGCCATATGGCATCAAATTGGCTTTCGAGCCAATCGGCGATCCTCGATGGTGTGTGCGCAGCTTAAAACAGTGTTGGGAGATCATCCGAACGATAAACCGGGATGATGTCGGGATCGTCCTTGATGCCTTCAATCTCTATCTTCACAACAAATTGGCTGATATCAATGACCTGGACGAAGTCCCGCTGGAAAAAATATTTGTCTATCACATTGATGATTGTGAGGATCTTCCATTAGGAATTCTTGATCACTGTCACAGAAAGTTTCCAGGTGACGGCATTATTCCGATCATGGATATTAATGCTAAGCTGAAAAATAAAGGCTACGATCAGATTGCATCGCTCGAACTTTTTAGACGGGAATACTGGGATATGGAGCCTTCTGATGTAATCAGGATTGGCGCAGAAAAAACTCGTAGATATCTGTAAACAAGCCCACCCTATCCATGTCGTCCATTCATCGTTTATCCGAACGAAGATAAACCTGCTCCAAATCGCGGCTGGTTGAAATCGCCGGGTCGCGCGGTCGCCTCAGTGGTGCATGGCCTAAGCCTTGCGCGCGCATACGGCAGCCACGCGCTGCTACTCGACGGCGGCAAGATGCTCTCCTACGGCGCGATGGACAGCGTGTTTTCGCCGGAGCATCTCGACCGCGCGTATCATATGGACGTCTCCGCGTGGATGCGCGGGTTGTTCTCGCAATGCGAATGATAAATTTGAAACGTTTTCAATATGCAGGGGTGAGGTGTCCCCCAAAGAGTAGTCCAGACTGAATGTGAAAAAATCGATGTTTAAACGGCCTCAAGGCCCGATTTCCGGGCAAATTCGGCCGGTGTGAGGTATGTTAGTGCGCTGTGCGGACGGAACTCGTTGTAGTCCCTTCGCCAGCGCTCTACTTTGTCCCTGGCATCCTCCAGCGACATGAACCAGTTCATGTTCAGGCATTCATTCTGAGAGTTGTAGTAAAAATAATACTCAGATTAAATTTACATCATAAAAAACCCGCTCAAGTAGCGGGTTATTTAATTTTTGAACGTTCATTGATTAATGTGTGTTAACTGACAAAATAATATATTTTCCAAAACTGGCAAAATCTATGCCGGATTTGAAAAGTCAAAACGTTATATTAAAGTAGGGGGAGAAGAAGGCAAAATAAGTGCCATCCCCAAGAGACAAACCAGGAGGAACTAAGATTGAAGACCGAGTACGAAAAAGCAGTAGCCTGCGAGATGTTTGATGCCTACTGCAAACAGATCCTGCGCAACGCAATGGCAGACTATTTACGCAAGAAGAATTTTCTCAACGAACACGAAATTCCAACGGCAGACATGGATTTATATATAGACACTGGGAACGAAATTGCAGAGCGATCATGGGAGAGCGTATTAAACATCGAATTCGAAGGGCAGTCTTACCCATTGGAGAACGAATCGCTGCACAAAGCTTTGAGCACATTGTCGGAGCGGTACATTGGCGTTTTACTCTTGAAATATTGGCACCGGATGAACGATTCAGAGATCGCTTCGCATTTTGGAATTGCAGAACGAACCGTGCGGTATTGGCGGAAAAGTGCGATTGAAGAAATTAAAAGTTGGTATCTGGTGTACCATGTTAAACTCGACTACCCCCCATCTCAGGAGTGAAAGGAGCCGCCTGTTGGCGAAGTGACACAATGCACGCATGAAAATAGCGTACGAAACGATTTGTAACGCAGTTAAAGGTAATCCCGAAGCGATGGAAGAAATCCTCGCAGCGTATCAGCCATATATCAATGCCATTGCCGCAATAAGACCGCCAGATGCGAACGGACGCAGAAGGTCGCGACTGGATCAGGATGCGGCACAGGCATTACGGAAAAAACTAATTGAAGAGATTCCCAAATGGAAGGAGATTTGCAAGTGATCCTATTACCTGATCTATTCGAGTTTGCATATGTACCCAACTGGTTCGACCATCTCAGCGCATTAGCTGAGATGGCCATGCCGGAGTCATGGAGATTCACACATCCAGTATTCCCGCTTAAAAACACGGAAACACCGATTCTCGAACGATACATCAAGTATGTGTTCCGAAAGCAGATCATAGACTTTAACAACTTCCCATATGAAGCGGACGCCGAATGTAGAGACAGAACCTTCTATATACGGAACGAAAAGGCCTGTTTCAACACGGGTCTACTCACAAAGAACTACAAGAGCATCTATGGATGCTTTTCACGCAATAAACGCATAGATGCGCTGCAAGACTGGTATTTCCGCGGGTTCTTTGACGACGCAGCATCCGACTTGAAGTATGTGCAGCCATTGCCGGATAAACCGGGATTTCCGCTTCCGATCACGGGCATGACGTACTTCCCACTGTGGGACATCCGCGTTAATGTGAACCACATTCTGTGCGATCCCGAGAACTTTGCACGGCTTCCCGTGGAAGTACAGCGCGCAAAAAACCTTTCGCTTCTGCTTGAAACAGCCGTCGAATTGGCGCGTCGCAAAGCGTCGTTTGAACCTGGCATCGTGGTGCCGCAGGGGTATCAGGGGCAGGTGCAATTCTTGCTTCCGATGTGTTTGCTGGATACGGAACACACCGATATCGCCATGACACTGGCACCCATGGAAGGCTATTATCTCGGACACACCTGCTTGACACTGGAGATGGCGTATATGAACGCACGGCTGATCGGCAGGCCTGTCGTACCCTGGCTCACGGAGCTGGTGAACTGATGTTCACCCCAGTTGGCAAACGACATGGAGACAGATGGGGAGAATTCGCATTTCAACCTTGAAGTTATTCATGCGCATATGGCCGGTGCGGGTATTGTGATTCATATTTAGATGTTGGAACAAGGTGCTCGGTAATACGTTGCTGCGGAAACAACCGTACGAAGAATATGCGTTGTGAAACGGTGCATGGAGGAAACTGCCGAATGGAAGAATGGAACCAAGTTCGAATCATATGCCCGCAATGCGGGAAGCGCAATTTCGGTTATAAGAACGCGAAAGGAGATTGCAAACTGTGCTGCCCCTATTGTAAGAGCGTGATGTTCAGTAAACGCAAAACTCCAACAAAACGCGTTATCCTGATTACATCACCCAGTCAACGGGAACCCTAACACACATTCGATAACGACGGTCTTGGTCGGGCTGAAACAGCGTACCTCATAAACCCAAGATCAGGTCATTCGAATTCTAGTACGTCATGCTGAAATAAGCGCGGACCCGAAACATGAGGCTCCGGCGGACAACGTCCATTGCGAAAACGCAAATGGCATGTCCGCCGGAGCTTTTTTTGTTTTCTTTTTCAAACTGGCAAAAAGCTTGCCGGTTTGCTCTGTAGCATACAGACATCGAACGGAAAGGAGGTGAGCAAGCGGTTGCGACCCAATGAACGCAGACTTGCGCTGCTGGAAGTGTTGTGCGCCCGGCGATATGACACGATCCGAAATCTGGCACGCGAGTTTCGGGTGTGTGAACGCACAATCCGATACGACATTGAAGAACTGACGCTTGCTTATCCTCTTGAAACCGTTCAAGGCAACGGAGGTGGTGTGAAGGTGGCAGACGGATACTTCATCGGACGAAAGTATCTCAAGCCGAGCCAGCAACAGCTGCTGCAGAAGCTGGCCGCGCCTTTAACCGGCGAAGATTTGATCACTATGCGATCAATCTTCAACGACTTTGGAATGACTATACCTAACGAACGGAAAGGAGCGAAATCATGAGCCAGCAAGAAGCAATCCATCAGGTGATCTCGGCGCTGAGAGCGTTAACAGATTCACTTACTGCACTCAATGAAGAGCCCAACTCAAAATCGCAGGCGGAGAACCAATCCCAAACCTATACCTTGGAAGATGTCCGCGCGGTACTTGCGGAGATCAGCAGAGCGGGAAAACGGGAAGCGGTTCAGCAACTACTCAGGGAATTCGGCGTACAAAAACTCAGCGAGTTGGACAGCGCACGGTATCCGGCTCTGCTTCATGCCGCGGAGGCGATTCGTTGAGCAGGCACGCGCTGCTCTCCGCGTCCGGCGCACATAAATGGCTGCATTGCAGTCCGTCGGCACGGTTAGAAGAAATGTATCCGGATCATGAAACCGAATCCGCCGCAGAAGGAACCGCCGCGCATGCGTTGGCGGAATACAAACTGAAAACAGCGCTGGGTCAGAAAGCGGATCGCCCGACCTCTCCGTTCGAAACGGATGAGATGAACGCCTGTACCGATGATTACGTAGCGTTTGTCCTTGAACACATCGCGCAGGCAAAACACCATTGCGCTGACCCAATCGTTTTGATCGAACAGCACTTGGATTTCTCCTGCTACGTACCACAGGGGTTCGGAACCGGCGACGCAGTTATCGTCGGCGACGGTGTGCTGCACATCATCGACTTCAAATATGGAAGAGGTGTGTTGGTTGACGCGGCAGAGAACCCTCAGATGATGCTCTACGCCCTCGGCGCGCTGCAGCAATTTGGGAATTTGTACGACATGAAGCAGGCGCGAATGACAATCATCCAGCCACGGCGGGAAAACGTCAGCACTTGGTCGATCCCGATCTCGGAACTGCTAACTTGGGCTGACGCTATCCTGAAACCTCGCGCGGTTCTCGCCTTCGACGGAAAAGGTGATTATTGCCCCGGCGACTGGTGCACATTCTGCAAAGCCGCGGTGAAATGCCGCGCTCGCGCGGAATCGAAACTCTCGCTTGCAAAGTATGAGTTCGCGTTACCGCCGCTGCTCACAGACGAAGAAATCGAAGAAATCCTGCTCCGTGTCGATGATCTCAACAAGTGGGCGAATGACGTGATCGGGTATGCGACTGACGCGGCGGTGAACCACGGGAAAACGTGGCGGGGTTTCAAGCTGGTGGAAGGGCGTTCGATCCGTAGATTCTCAGACGAGTCGGCCGTTGCACAGAAAGCGATAGCTGCTGGCTATCGGGATATCTATCGCCAGTCCATGATCCCGCTGACCGATCTGGAGCGGGTCATGGGCAAGGAACAGTTTCAAGAGCTTCTTGGGAGGTTTGTGGTCAAACCACAGGGCAAACCGACGCTTGTACCCATTTCGGATAAACGCCAACCCATCCGCATTTCAAACGTACATCAAGAATTCAAGGAGGATATCGAACATGGATAAACAGAATCCGACCAAAGTGGTCACCGCAAAAGTGCGGCTTTCCTACGCAAACATCTGGGAACCGCAGAGCATCAACGGCAGCGAGCCAAAGTACAGCGTATCTATCATCATCCCGAAATCCGATCGGGCTACGGTTTCCAAGGTCAATGCGGCCATCGACGCGGCGATTCAAGCAGGCCTTGGTAAGTTCAGCGGCAAAATGCCAAACCGTGCAACGTTGAAACTTCCGCTTCGTGATGGAGACACGGAGCGTACCGACGAGGCGTATCGCGATGCGTATTTTCTGAACGCAAACAGCAAGACCGCGCCACAGATCGTCGATCGTGACCTGAACCGCATTTTGGATCGCTCGGATGTATATTCCGGATGCTACGCGCGTGTTTCGCTGAACTTCTATGCGTTCAACACGAATGGCAACAAAGGCGTAGCCTGCGGGCTTGGAAACATCCAGAAAGTTGCGGATGGAGAACCGCTTGGTGGCAGAAGTGACGCGGAGACCGACTTTGCCGACGACGAGTATTTGGCCTGAACTGTACGAAGTAGAGGCGGCAGATAGATGCGCTGCCGCCTCTGCCGAAAGGAACTCATATGAAACGCCTGTCGATCGACATCGAAACGTACTCCAGTGTGGAACTCAAGCAAACGGGCGTCTACCGATACAGTGAATCACCCGATTTCACGATCCTTCTGTTTGGATATTCCGTGGATGGCGACATTGTGCGGACAATCGATCTGGCGAACGGAGAAACAATTCCGCAGGAGCTGATTCACGCATTGTTCGACAGTTCGGTCGAGAAATGGGCGTTCAATGCGCAGTTTGAGCGCGTATGTCTGTCTCGTTATATCGGCGTATGGCTCCAGCCGGAGTCATGGCGCTGCTCGATGGTTTGGGCGTCGACACTGGGGTTACCACTATCGCTTGAGGCGGTGGGCGAGGTGCTAGGTTTGGAGAAGCGAAAGTTTTCGGAAGGCAAGGAACTCTTGCGCTATTTTTGCAAGCCCTGCAAACCGAGCCAAGTAAACGGCGGCCGAACGCGGAACAGGCCGCATGACGCGCCGGAGAAATGGGAGCGGTTCAAAGCGTATAACATACGCGACGTAGAAACGGAACTTGCGATTCAACAGGCGCTCGTGAGATTCCCCGTGCTGCCAGTGGAGTGGGAGAACTATGCGCTCGACCAGCGGATCAACGATCGCGGCATCGGGCTGGATCAAATGCTTGTGGAGCAGGCGATCCGGTGTAATCAAGAGAGCCGTAAGAGAACGCTTTCAGAAGCACAAGCGTTGACGGGAATGCCCAATCCGAACTCGACGCAGCAGCTGACGGCATGGCTCACGCAAAACGGGATGGAGGCTTCTTCGCTGGACAAAAAAGCGGTAGCAACGCTGTTAAAGGATGCGGGCGGACAAGTCGCGCAGATGCTGGAGTATCGCAGAGAACTGGCGAAGAGCAGCGTCAAGAAATATGCCGTCATGCAAACGGTAGTCTGCCGGGACGGTCGTGCGCATGGACTGATCCAGTTCTATGGCGCGAACCGGACAGGACGATTCGCTGGGCGATTGGTTCAGGTACAGAATCTTCCGCAGAACCATATCCAGGATCTTGCGTTGGCGCGGACATTGATTCTCGAGGGCAGGTATCCCGATGTTGATATGTTATATGGTTCCGTTTCGCTCGTACTATCGGAGCTGATCCGAACAGCGTTTGTTCCCAAGAAGGGTCATAGGTTCTTTGTCGCTGATTTCAGTGCGATTGAAGCGCGGGTTCTTTCGTGGCTCGCTGGGGAGCAGTGGCGGCTGGATGTATTTCGACAAGGCGACGACATCTATTGCGCGTCCGCCAGTCAGATGTTCCATGTCCCGGTTGAAAAGAACGGCATAAACAGTCATCTGCGGCAGAAGGGTAAAGTGTCTGAGTTGGCAAATGGCTATGGCGGTTCCGTCGGTGCGTTGATCGCTATGGGCGCGCTGGAAATGGGTGTTCATGAAGATGAACTCGCGCCTTTGGTAAGATCATGGCGGACCGCAAACCCGAAGATCGTGCGGCTTTGGTGGGAAGTGGATGCTGCTGTAAAGAAAACGGTTCGGGAACGCGTTTCAACGCAAACGCACGAAGTTAAGTTCGAATATGAAGGCGGGTACCTGTTCATTCAATTACCATCCGGCCGTCGGCTGGCCTATCCAAAGCCAGCAGTTTCAAAGAATCGCTTTGGCGGCGAATCGGTTACATATGAAGGCGTTGGCGCATCCAAGAAGTGGATGCGGCTGGAAAGCTACGGACCCAAGTTCGTTGAGAATATCACGCAGGCGATTGCGCGCGATATCCTCACCGACGCAATGCGCCGGCTGGATTCCGCGGGATACCCGATCGTCTTGCATGTGCACGATGAAGTCGTGATCGAAGCGCCGCCTGAAACAAGTCTTGAACGCATCTGCGCGATCATGGCGGAGCAACCGAAATGGGCAGACGGGTTACCCCTGCGTGCGGACGGCTTTGTCTGCGATTTCTATAAGAAAGACTAAGGAGCAATATACATGCGTGTTTCACGTTGTAATCAAGAAGGGTATGCAGACCCAACAGTTCAATTCGCCCTGAAGCGATGCCCATCAATGAACAAGAAGACATGGAATCCGTCTTTTCGCCCGATCGTATTCATTTGCTCTCCATATGCGGGGGACACGGAACGGAACGTGAAGAACGCGATCCGATACTGCAAATACGCGCTCACAAAAAACAAGTTTCCGTTTGCGCCGCATCTGCTGTTCCCGCAGTTCTTAGACGACCGCGTCCCTGAAGAGCGTGAGCTTGGCCTCAAGTATGGGCGTATTTATCTGAGGGAGTGTAAGGAGGTTTGGGTATTCGGGACATATATCTCTCGCGGCATGGAAGCGGAGATCGCTTTCGCAAAGCGCTGGAAGATACCGGTGCGATTCTTTACCGATACGTATCAGGAGGTGACGGAATATGAAGCTCGCCATTGGCAACAGCCGAATGGACAAGGTCTGGCGAAACTGTGAGATGACATGGGACGGATTCTGTGAGCGTGTCAGCATCACGACTCGCACACCGGAAACGGTCACGGAATACCGTGCTGCCAAACGCGGACAACAGGATCGGGTTAAAGATGTCGGTGGTTTCGTTGGCGGTTGGTTACGTGAAGGTCGAAGAAAGAACGGGAACGTACTCTGTCGCTCGATGCTGACGCTTGACATGGACTATGCTTCGCCTGACACCTGGGCACTGCTGCGTGAATCTGTCGATTTTGCCTGTTGCGTGTACTCAACGCATAAGCACACACCGGAGAAACCGCGTTTGCGGCTGATCATTCCGCTTGCACGGGAGATCACCGAAGACGAATACCCGGCTGTCGGACGCATGGTCGCCAAGCATATCGGAATCGATCTGTTTGATGACACCACATATGAAGCCTCTCGGCTGATGTACTGGCCGAGCACATCGCGGGACGGAGCGTTCGTTTTTGAGCAGGTGAATGGTTCTGAGCTGGATCCGGATGCTTATCTGGACATGTATCAGGATTGGCGCGATGTTTCCACTTGGCCGGTCTCAAAACGTCAGTCGGAGGTCGAACGCCACGCTGCGCGTGAACAATCGGATCCACTGGCGAAGGACGGGGTCATCGGCGTGTTTTGCAGAGCGTACAGCATTGAAGACGCAATCGAAACATTCCTACCGGATGTATATGAACCGAGCGTAATGGAAGGCCGATACGACTACATACCTGCCGACAGCTGTGCCGGGGTTGTTGTATATGATGAGAAGTTCGCTTACAGCCATCATGCAACCGACCCCGCATGCGGGAAGCTGCTTAACGCGTTTGATCTGGTCCGTGTCCACAGATTTCGGGGCATGGATGATCGGGCGGCTGACAATTTGCCCGTAAATAAGCTGCCGTCCTATCAGGCGATGTGCGAGTTTGCGGTATCGCTCGACAAGGTGAAAATCCAGATCGATGAAGAACGCAGGATGGAAGCCGCCGTCGACTTTGCTGGCGAGGACAAGGACTGGCGGACAATGCTCAAGTACCAGCCGAAAAGTCATGTGCTGGAAAACAGCGTCTGGAACGAGATGCTCATCCTTGAGAACGATCCGGAGTTCGCAAACTTTGCGTATAACGAGTTTGCAAACCGTGTACAGGTCACGGGCTCAACACCGTGGGAGCGGCCGAGCGACAATCGCTATTGGCGGGACGCGGATACGGCGCAACTGAAAGCGCTTCTGGATGTTCGATACGTTTCTTTCTCGAGCCGAAACCACGACGTCAGCTTTACCAAGGTTGCGGACGACAGACGGTTTCATCCCATCCGCGATTACCTGAATTCTCTGCCGCAGTGGGATGGTGTACCGAGGATTGAAACGCTGCTCGTACGGTGCCTGCAGGCTGACGACAATCCGTATGTACGGGCGGTTAGTAGAAAGACATTCGCGGCTGCGGTTGCGCGAATCTATAAGCCCGGCACGAAGTTCGATAGCGTCCTCGTGTTCGATGGTGTGCAGGGTATCGGGAAAAGCACGTTGTTTAAAGAGATCGTAGGCGATGAATACTACTCGGAAACACTCTCGCTGACCGATATGGACGATAAGTCCGGCGCGGAGAAACTTCAAGGGTTCTGGGTGGTTGAGATTGGCGAGTTGGCGGGTATGAAGAAAGCCGATATCGAGAAAGTAAAAGCATTCCTATCCACGTCCGACGACAAATACCGGCCGAGCTACGGTAAGACGGTGGAGAGCCATCCGCGGCAGTGCATCATAATCGGATCCGTCAATGGTGAGCGCGGTTACCTGCGCGACATCACTGGCAATCGCCGCTTCTGGATCGTGAAGGTGCATCAGGAGGAACAGGTCAAGAAATGGAGTCTCTCAACGCAGGAGCGCGACCAGATCTGGGCGGAAGCCAAGGCGATCTACGAAAGCGGTGAAAAGCTGTACCTCGAGGGCGACTTGATCAGGATTGCCGAATCCGCGCAGCGGGATGCTATGGAGGTAGATGAACGGCAGGGTATGGTCGAGGAGTATTTAAATACGCTTTTACCCGAGTACTGGGACACGATGGACGTCTACCAGCGCAGGAACTTCATCTCGGATCGAAGTGCCTCCACCAACCCGAAAGGCGTCACCTTGCGTATGGAGGTTTCCAATGCCGAAATCTGGAGCGAGTGCTTGGGCCGCAATATCTCTGAGCTGAAACCGGCCGACAGTTACGCGCTTGCCGCCCTCATGACGAAGGTCTCGGGCTGGGAGCGGACGCATGAAATGAAGCGATTGGCCCTGTATGGCCGGCAGCGTATTTACAGACGAACTTGTTCCAACACATAACCCCGGATTGTATGCGGAATTTTGAATGAGCGGCAACAAGTGAACAACTAAACTCCATTATATTCAAAATGGCTGAAAAACAAGGGAGAAAGGGTGTAGTGCGCACACATACACGCGCGTAAGCAATATAGGGAAAAAGTTGTTCCGTTGTTCCCTTGTTCCAAGGAGGAGAAAGAAGATGAGAGGTTATTTTGGAGAAGATCGGTGTTGTACCAAAAAGCAAAACATGCGGAATGCATTGGATATGGGAGTGAAATGCGCTTGCATGTGCGATGTACTGCCTGAAGACAATTTTAGGAACGGCATATGGTTTGCCTGCGAAGATGGTGTTTACCCGACATGAAGGAGAAAGCGTTGGAACGCAAACTGGTTCATGCGGTCATGAGTATGGGAGGGTTGGCCGTGAAATTCATCTCTCCGGGGTTGGACGGTGTACCGGATCGGCTGGTACTGCTACCCTATGGACGGATTGCGTTTGTGGAATGCAAAGCGCCGGGTGAAGATTTGAGACCGCTGCAGCGTAAACGAAAAGCACAACTGGAAGCGTTAGGCTTTTCAGTTTACTGCCTGAGTAGAGCCGATCAGATTGGAGGGATGCTGCGTGAAATACGAGGCGCGTGAATACCAGACGTTTGCAACGGAGTTCATTTTGTCCCACCCGGCGGCAGGCATCTTTCTGGATATGGGCTTGGGTAAGAGCGTGATTACGTTAACGGCGGTTGCGGAGCTGCTGTTCGACCGTTTCGAGATCGGAAGAGTGCTGATCATAGCTCCGTTGCGCGTTGCCAGAGATACATGGCCTTCGGAACTGCGGAAGTGGGATCATCTGAGCCATCTTCGCTGGTCGGCAGCGATAGGCTCAGAAAAAGAACGCAGGTCGGCTCTATCCAGAACGGCAGATATCTATCTGATCAACCGCGAGAATGTGAAATGGTTGATCTCCGATTCCGGGCTGCCATTTCACTACGACATGATCGTCGTCGACGAGCTCTCCTCCTTTAAGTCACATAAGTCCGAGCGGTTTCGCGCATTGCGAAAGGCACGTCCGTCAGCGCGAAGGATCGTCGGGCTTACGGGCACGCCTAGCTCAAACGGCTTGATGGATCTGTGGGCGGAGATGGGACTGCTCGATATGGGAGAACGGTTGGGACGATATATCGGTCGATACAGGGACACCTACTTTGTGCCGGACAAGCGAAACATGCAGCAGGTCTTCTCATATAAACCGCGTGAAAACGCCGAAGATGAAATCTATCAGAAGATCAGCGATATAACGATCTCCATGCGGAGCGAAGACTACGTCGATATGCCGGAGCGGATTGACAATATTGTGTACGTTCAGCTTTCGCATGCGGAGATGGCACTGTACAAAGAATTGCGGCGGGAATTGATCCTTCAATTGCCCGATGGAGAGATCGACGCAAAGTCCGCTGGCAGTCTGACGGTGAAACTGCTACAGATGTCCAATGGCGCGGTCTACTCGGAAAATGGAGGATATGCGCAGATCCACGATCGCAAGCTTGACGCTTTGGAGGATTTGCTGGAAGCGGCAAACGGGAAACCAGTCATGGTGGCTTACAGCTTTCGACATGATCTTGATCGAATCCGGTTGCGCTTTCCAATCGCAAGAGTGATCCGTGCGTCAAACGACACCCGGGATTGGAACGAAGGCAGAATACCGCTTGCTTTGATCCATCCGGATTCCGCGGGATATGGATTAAATCTGCAAAACGGAGGCTCCACGTTGATCTGGTTTGGGCTGCCCTGGAAACTGGAGGCTTACCAGCAGACCAACTTCCGATTGTATCGAAGCGGCCAGCCGGACGCATGCGTGGTGGTTCATCACATTCTCGCAAAGGGAACCTTGGATGAACGGGTGCTGCTATCGCTGCAGGAGAAAAACGCTTCGCAGTCTGCTTTGTTAGATGCGGTACGTGCAGATATCCGAAAGGAGGCGGCTTAAAGTGAGTCTAAATGAGTGCGTATTTCATTTCAAGTCCAATGGCTGCAAGATCATGAGCAATAAACGGTGCTCCAAACGGTGTTCGTTCTATTTAACGCGAGAGCAGCAGACTGCGTCTATGGAGGTTGCATATGAACGGATGCGGCGCATGCCCGAGTCAAGACAGTATGAGATATCCGAAAAATATTACGGCGGAAAAATGCCGTGGAAAAGAGAGGAAGTTTAACATGAGCACGAAGGAATATCTATCGCAGGCCTATCGGATTGATCAGCGTATCAATAGCAAGCTCGCCCAAGTGATGACTCTGCGAGAACTGCTCGAAAAAACAAATGTGATACTGTCCGGCGCGCCGAAAGCGGCGACACCCAATCCGCACAGCATGGAGGATACCATCGCGAAGATTGTCGACCTAGAAAATGAAATCAACATGGAGATTGACACGCTCGTTGATCTCAAAGCGGACATCACACGGCGGATCAAGCGAGTGGAGAACACGGAGTATCAAACGATACTGGAACTGCGGTATCTTTGCTTCAAGCGTTGGGAAGAGATTGCGGTAGATATGGGATACAGTCTGCGTAGGCTGTACGAACTACATGATTGCGCTTTGGAGGGAGTTTCTTTAAAAAGTCCGCACTAAATCGCATTGCATCGCACCCTGTCACCTGTGAGATAATACAATTGCAAAAGATAGATCGGGAGCCTTCGCAACGAACGCGGAGGCTCTTTTCTATACGTGGGAGGAACAGGATGCCGAGAAAACCCAAGCGGCCATGCTCTTATCCGGGGTGTGGTAAGCTGATCGACGGGCGTTACTGCGACGAGCATTTACAAACCGCAGAGCGGAAGTACAATCTGTACCTTCGTGACCCGGACACCAACAAACGATACGGCCGCGCGTGGAAGAAACTCCGCGCGCGATTTCTTTTGCTGCATCCTTTGTGCGAGCAATGCAAGAGCGAAAGCAGACTCACTGCCGCCGAGGAAGTACATCACGTTCTGCCGCTGGTAAACGGCGGTATGAACGATGAGGGCAACCTCATGGCATTGTGCAAGAGTTGCCACAGTTCGATAACAATCAGTACAGAAAATAGAAAATCGTGACAATCATCTTGATCAGTACCGCTCAGGTACTGATTTTGTTTTGGAGATTAACGATGACCACTGATAAAAATGACCCATCAGGATTGATGAAGCATTGTACATGCAAGGTGTGCGGGGAACATTTTGATTATCGTTCTGCAGGAAGGCCACCTCTTTATTGTTCGGAGGTTTGTAAGAATAAGGCGCGGCTTGATAAGAGCGGATATGCTCATGTGTGCGAGATTTGCGGGAAATCATTCATTGCACTTCAAGCGAACAGGCTTTATTGCTCGAAAGCTTGCAGTGGTATAGCGAAAGCAACGAAATCTCATTACCGAAGCAAGCATAAGAAAATATGCGCAGCGTGTGGGAAGCAATTTGAAACGATTATTGCTGATCAGAAGTTCTGTTCTCCTGAATGTGCTTCGGATAGTAATCGCCGTTATAATGCCTGCCAAGAGTGTGGCAAACCTTTCTGGCGCAGAAATGCTTTCAGAATGAAGTTTTGTAGCGACGAGTGCAGGGAAAAAGCAAGACGACGCAAAACAGAAGAACGTCGCCGAAATCGTCCAGTCATAGAAAAAACAAAGTATCATCGGGATTGTATGGAATGCGGGAAAGTATTCATTACCGAATATCCTAAGAAAATCTACTGCAGTTCTGCGTG